GGTATCTAGTNCCTCGGCAAGCTTGGCGGCTTGCTCCCAGCCTAGCACGTCCACGAGTACGGCGGATACCGCACCATGGTGGCCCGCCCCTAGCACGTCGAACGACGCCCGAAGCGACTCAAGCGCCCCCTTAGTACCCTTAGGCGCTGAAGCTTTAGCGGCTTCGGTACGCTTGGCGGTGGTATCCCGCGACGTGATACGCTTGGCGACTCGCTCGGCAGTCTTTGCGAATCCTGCAGGGGTAGCGGCTTGGATAGCTTCGGCGGCTTGGACCGATGAGCATTCACCTTGAGTAGCTTCGGCAAGCTTGGCGGCTTCGGACATCACCCGCGCGGCTTCGGCTTCGGCTTTGGCTGACCGAATGGCTGCAGGGTCTTTCATGCATTGGACCGCGACCGCATCACGTTTTACGGCTTGCGAATCCCGGAACCAGTCCGCAAGGGTACGCCGGTTGGTGATGTTCTCAGGGGGCGAACATTCGACAACAGCACGCGATGCGCTCGCCCACTCAGAAGCCATACTCAAAGTTTTCTGTGCGGCTTCCAATTCTGCAGGGCTTGCGTCTTCACAATTCAGAAGCTTGCCTTTACGAACGCATGAACCTAGTAGCTCGCCATGAAACCACGCTACAACGTTTTGCGGCTTCGGCTTGGATGAGCACGGTACAAACTTGGAACCGAACAGCAGCATATGCAGACCGCGAAGGGTAGCTACTCCTGCGGCTTCGGCTTCGGTACTCGTGGCAATTGCTGCAGCCATTGATTGTCCAACGGCAAGCGCGGCTTTGCAGTCCTTACGAAGCTTCGCGGCTTCGTCTGCAGGTACTTCAAATGACTGTCCGGCTAGTGTTACTTTTGACATCTTCATAACGGTGTATCCTTTCAAGAATACGGTTCTTATATGTACCCTCATACGACATGTACGAGGCGTACCCCTTTACGGTACAGCGTATATCGGCATAGTCAAGGTGTAACCGTATACAAATATATCTTTTTCTGTATATACCCCTTTTCAGGCTAGTACGGGGGGCGGGGTATCCCCTCCTTATACTCATATGGTGATGCATTCTCTACGGACGGGGGGCGGTACACCGGATGGTATGCATACCACATACGACCGACCGTGAGCCGACCCCCCCCTACCCCCTACGCTGTCACGAAGGGATTCGTCACTCGCCTAGCGGCACGAAAATGTTTTTTTAATTGTTTGCCACTCGGTGGGGGCGTATTTTAATATTATGCTATCCCCCCCCAAGAATATACGCGACTTTTCTGGCACTTATATGGACAGTCAACTATAGTTTACGGTATGGATAAGAGAGCCTTAAGACAGGACCTAGTCAGAGCCGGAGTGTGGACCAGATTTTGTGCCATGCGTAACGAGCTGGAATCAGGTGGCATGAAGCCTAACGAGGCTTACGCGGCTGCTGCATCTAAGTTGTTAGATCGCGAGGTGCAGGAGAAGGAGGAGGACAGTCTTGACGGAGTAGTTGAGAGTGGCGTGTTTACTGAGACGGGTGCTTCTACTCCGGAGTGTGTAAGTTGGGTAGCCAAGCACATGATGGTAAAAGATGTATTGCCCGAACAAGCCCCTAGCAGTGAGGCGTGGTCGATGTTATGTTGGGCAAGACGTAACAATCAGAACGAGGCCCAATTTTGGGGTCAGATATACACCAAGCTTTTGCCAAGCAAGAGTCAGTTAGAGGCAGAGCAGCGGTACAAGGACGACGGGCGTAAGGTCTTGTCGGTCATTGAAAGGCTAAGGCGTGAGTAGTTTTTACTCGACCGTGCCGAAAGATTTTGCAGAAAATTTAGAATTTCGTAGTCAGGTTTTGGATGCAGCTTTACAGGACCCAGCCGCGCGCGAGGAGCTTTGGATTGCTTGCTCTCGTGACCTGCTGTTTTATGTGAATGTCTTTGGCTGGACATACGACCCGCGAAAATCAAACGGCGTTTTGCCCTTTATTACCTATCCATTCCAAGACGATGGTTTATCTCAGATACAGGACTGCATTCAACACGGCAGTGACCTTGTTATCAAGAAGAGCCGCGACATGGGTGCATCGTGGATGCTGCTTACGGTGTTTGAGTGGTTCTGGCATTTCAAAGACGGGCAGAGTTTCTTACTGGTTAGCCGTAACGAGGATTATGTAGACAAGACTGGCAACCCTAAGTCTTTGTTTTGGAAGATTGACTTCATTCACAAGCACTTACCCAACTGGCTTTTGCCAACCATAACTAGAACTAAATTGAGGTTGACCAATGACGACAATGGAAGCACTATTGATGGTGAGTCTACTACTGGTGACGTGGCTCGTGGTGATAGAAGAACGGCTATTGGACTCGACGAGTTCGCTGCTTTTGAGGTTGACTCATCTTATAGGGCGTTGGCTTCGACACGGGATGCAACACGTTGCAGAATTTTTAACTCTACTCCGGCTGGATCGAGTAATGCTTTTTACGACATTGCTCATGCAGAGGGTTTTAAAAACCTTGCTCTACACTGGTCATTACATCCTGAAAAAGCTGAAGGCTTGTACGAATCAAATGGAAAAATGCGTTCACCATGGTACGACGCAGAGTGCAAACGTTGCGCACACACACAAGAAATATCCCAAGAGCTAGATATTGACTTTGCCGGATCTGATTATCAGTTCTTCGATCAGACGATGCTCACCCGGCAAATCAACGAGTTCTCCAAACCCCCAATGAAGGTTGGCGATGTACAAGTTCATCAAGAAAGCTGCAGCGTCATGGCCTTTGACCAAGTGCCGAACGGGCGTATGCGGCTCTGGTTCGACCCCGGTGCGTCGTGCAAAGTGCCTTCGGACGGCCCGTTTGCTATGGGTGTTGACATTGCTACTGGCACTGGCAGCAGCAACTCAGTTATTTCGATAGGCAATTGCAAGACTGGCGAAAAGGTTGCTGAGTTTGTGAGTTCCAAGACTAGACCCGAAGAACTAGGCAGAATTGCCGTGGCTTTGGCTAGATGGTTCGTTGACAACAACGGCAAAGGGGCGTATCTGGTTTGGGAAGCACCCGGCCCCGGCAGAAATTTTGGAGATACTGTAATAGAATCTGGATATAGAAACTTCTATTTCAAGCAAGATGATGTTAAACTCAAGAGAGGGAGTGGAACCAAAATTCCGGGTTGGTGGCCTACCAAAGATAATAAGCGCGCACTGTACGCAGATTACAGAGACGCACTCGCAAACGGTAGATTTCTGAATCGGAGCAAAGATGCACTCTCTGAGTGTAGGGAAATTGTTTATACACAGCACGGATGGATTCAACACTCTAAAACGAACTCTTCGATGGACCCTAGTGGCGCACGAGAAAACCACGGCGATAGACCTACGGCAGATGCGTTACTCAATCTTGGTATGAAACAGAAGGTTGTTTCACAAGGTGGTAAAGAAACGGTCATTGCCGAAGGTTCACTCGCGTGGCGTAGGCGTGAACAAGAAGAAAAACGCAGGCAAGTGGAATACTGGTAATGGCAAAACAAAATTCATACAACGATAAAATGAGTCGTCTCTCTGAGGCGATTATGTTCAGCCGAAGAAAAATGCAACCGTTCCGCGAAAATCGCTTAAAGGCGATCAGGCAGTACGTTGGCACTAACTACAGTGACCATGGGTCGGACGATAAAGTACCTATTAACTTGCTTGAGCAGGCGATAAACATTTATCGTCGTATGGTTGCTGCTACAAGACCACAAGCTTTAGTTAGAACTAAAAACTCTGAGCTTAAAACAGAAGCAGCCGACTTTGAAACCATAGTCAACCACACACTTGATGAAATTGGTTTTGAAGAAACGCTACAACGTTGGGTTCTTGACTCAATGTTTGGTCTAGGTGTTGTAAAAGTAGGACTTAGCCCCGGTAGAGCTGGCGAAATTGACGGCTTTACTCATGATGTAGGCCAAGTTTTTGTAGACAACGTAGACTTTGAAGACTTTTGCTTCGACATGACGGCAAAACGTTGGGATCAAGTGCAGTTTTGTGGCAACCGTTACACGTTGCCTTACGAAATGGTCATGGACCTCAAGCTTTTTGGCGATAAACCTGTTATTGCTAACCCATACCACCGCAGTACTAACGAACAAGGCGACGAAAGAGTAGGAACACTGCAAACTGGCGGCGAATCGCTAGGTACAGAGCAGTATATGCCTACTATTGAGCTATGGGATGTGTGGTTACCTTACGAAAACGTAATTGTGACTGTGCAAGCCGACACTCACTCTGGTGGTTTTTATAACAACGAGCCGTTACAGGTCATAGACTGGGCTGGACCTGAATGTGGGCCTTACCACTTGCTTTCGATGGGCGATGTACCCGGCAACATTATGCCGTTGTCGCCAGCAAGCCTACTCATTGATTTGCATGAGCTAGTTAATCGCTTGTTTAGGAAGCTTGGTCGTCAGGCAGAACGACAAAAGACACTTACTGTTGTATCAGGTGGTGCAGAAGAAGACGGTCGCCGCATTGTTAATGCTTCTGATGGTGACACAATTCTTTCTGACCGCCCAGAAGCAACCAAGGAAATGAAGTTTGGTGGAGTGGATTCACCATCGCTTGCATTTATGATCCAACTTAAGGATATGTTCTCATACCTTGGTGGTAACTTAGATTCTCTAGGCGGTCTTGCACCAAGTGCCAAGAGCGGCAAGCACGACTCGCTGCTTAAACAATCCGCTTCTGTACGTATCGACGATATGCAGGCTAGAACAACTAACGCTGTTCGTAAAGTTATTGAATCAATTTCTGATTACATTTATTACGATCCAGCTCCATCTACCCGCGTATACAGAGATATACCTAACAGCGACCTATCAGTGAAGGTGGACTTTGATCCAGAGATTCGAGAAGGCGACTTCTTAGATTATGCAATTGACATTGCACCATACTCAATGCAATCAAACAGTCCTTCTGAGCGTTTGCAGATTATCAACCAGATGATGCAACAAATAGTTATGCCAATGTCTCAACAACTGCAACAACGTGGAATTGTTCCAGACATGGATCGGTACATGGAAATCCTTGCTAAGTACTCTCATATGTCAGAACTTGGGGAAATACTCAAGGTTGCTGACTTTGCAGAGAAAGAAACAATGCAAGAGATGGCTGAGATGGGTGGCAAAGGCAGTCAGGGTCCTTCTAAGGCACCCGTGACCGAGCGGAGATATGTTAGGGAGAACGTATCCATGGGCGGTACACGAGCAGGAAGGGACTCTGAAATGACTAAGGCTTTGATGAATGGCGGAGATGCAACCGCTGTAAGCCAAGCCGCTGACGAGGAATAAGCAATGGCTAAAAAGAAAGCTTCAAAAAAAGGCAGCATGAAGGGAATGTCAATTAAGTCTGGCGACAAGCGACCAACCAAGTCGGGCGCAGGCATGACAAAAAAAGGGGTTGCAAAGTATCGACGACAAAACCCCGGAAGCAAACTTAAGACGGCGGTTACAGAAAAAAAGCCGACCGGCAAGAATGCAACAAGGCGAAAGTCTTATTGTGCTAGAAGTGCAGGCCAAATGAAGAAGTTTCCCAAGGCCGCTAAAAACCCAAAAAGCCGTTTAAGGCAAGCCAGAAAACGATGGCGATGTTGATTAGGAGTTGAGAATGCCTACATATGTGTACACAAACAAAGTAACTAATGAAACTATTACCCGCTCTTGGTCTGTTGATGAAATGATGCAGGCAGAGGGCGAAAAAGACGGTATTGAAGTAGATGGAGTGTTCTTTGAACGCGACTATGCAGAGGAACATATACCCAAGCCAAAGGGTGGCGGGTGTGCTTCTTGGCCCATGAAGAGCGATGCAGCGGGTGTTCACCCCAGTCAGTGTGGTGAATTTTCTGAAAAGTCTGCTAGGATGGGCGTACCTACCCAGTTTGACAGTAAAACTGGGCAAGCAATTTTTACCAGCAGAGGCCATAGGGCCAAGTATATGAAATCTGTTGGAATACACGACCGCAGCGGCGGATATGGAGACGGTTAATGGCTGAAGAGAATAAAGAAATGTTAAACTTCCAAGAACCTAACGATGGTGGTTCTATACCTGACATTATTGAAGAAATTGCGGAAGAATTAGAAGCTGTTGTAGAAGAAGAAGATACTTCTGAGGAAGCTGAAGAGGTGCAAACCGAAGAAGCTAATCCAGAAATTATATCCGATAGTCCAAACGAAGCGGCAAGCCTTCCATTGGACGTTATCGAAGAAGCCATCGGTTATGGCTTAACTTCAAGTGAAATTGAAGAACTAGGGTCCGAGGAAAACATTGCCGCAGTTCTGCAGATTCTTGATCGGCAGATTGATAATACCGCCACAGATGAACCCAGCGATTCAGTCTATGGCGACGACGAAGACCCATTCGTTGACTCCGATGAAAATCCCGGTGTTAATAACTCGGAAGTTGCCGAACTCCGAAAGCAGATAAAAGAGTTACAAGGAGCCATCAAAGGCGACAACAGTAACCCTATGTCTGAAAAACTCTTTAGTTTGCTCGACAATGACTACAACGACTTGTTCGGTGATGTCGGCGGAGATCAAACGAAAACACAAAAACGCAACCGTGGCAAAGTGCTTCAAGAACTTGACACAATGAAAGCGGGTTACAAAGCACGAAAGAGAGCAATACCTAGCGATAGGCGATTGTTTAAACAAGCTGTGCGTAGCGTTTTTGGCGACCATGAATCCAAGGTCGTGAAAAAGAAATTTACGGATTCGGCAAAAAAGCGTAAGTCTCAGTTTATCCAAAGGGTGAACTCTAGAGACGCGCGCAGACCCCAAGATAGTCGCACGTCTGCGATAGATTCAGTCAAGAAGTTCTTGGCGGATCGCGGATACAGCGATTTGGAGTCTGTTGAAACTTTCGATTGAGGTAAAAAATGGCTACTTTACAAGCTGATGATATTGCTGATCTGATTAAGATCACGCAAAAGGATTTGGGAAAGCTGCGTTGGACAGACCTTTCCTATGATTTGCAAGACTATGTTGCTCTTCCTGCTATTCTGCAGAAAGAAAAAGTTGCATACGGTTCCGGTTTCGGAATGCAGTGGAACGTAATGACTGGCACTAGTGGTGCTACGAAGGACGTTGGACTGTACGAAGTAGATAACGTCAACGTATCCGACGTTATGCAGACTGCTTCTGTGCCTTGGCGACACATGACCACTAACTACGCGATTGAACGACGTGAAATCGCAATGAACACTGGTGCTGCACAGATCGTTGATCTGGTTAAGATCCGTCGTCACGACGCGATGGTTGACCTTGCCAAGCACATGGAATCACGTTTCTGGTCACGACCTGCAACCAGTGGTAACAACACCCAAATGTACGGTGTTCCTTACTGGATTGTATGGAACCAAAGCACCACTGATGGACTCTTCGGTCGTTCCGCAGGTCAAGCTGATGGTGACTTTAGTGACGTAGGTGGTCTTAACCCAGATACTCACACTAACTGGCGTAACTGGACTTCCAAGTACACTTCAGTATCTTCTACTGACCTTATCCGTAAGTGGCGTAAGGCTGCAACGTTCACTAACTTCATGGCTCCTTCGCCAAGCCCTTCATACGGCGGCGGTGATCGTTATGGTTACTACACCAACTACGATGTAATTGGACCACTCGAAGAAGTTCTTGAATCACAGAACGACAACCTTGGTAACGATATCGCTTCCAAGGATGGTCGTCTTCTCTTCCGTCAAGTTCCCGTTCAATGGGTTCCGCAACTTGAAAACTACACTGGTGATCCGATTTACGGAATTAACTGGAGCGTATTCAAGCCTGCATTCCTTTCTGGTGAATACCTTCGTGAAGAAGGCCCAGTCAAGGCTAGTAACCAACACACTGTCTTCCAGACACACGTTGACCTTACTATGAACCTTATGTGCTACGACCGCCGTAAGAACTTCGTTCTTGCTACTGGCGAGCCAGACTCTAACACAGCTTCAACTCAGAACGGAAACGCCTGATAGCAGGTAGAAAGGATTTTATACAATGGCTAATTACACACAATATCGTGATTCAACCGAGTCAACAGAACGGGCAAAGTACCCCACCGTAGAAATTTGGGCAGATTGCCCAACCGCCCAGCTTATGCACGATCCGGGTCTTGGCTTCTTTCACCATGATGATTTCCGTGGTTACACGGAAACCGCTACTACTGTAGGAAGCTCAGGTGGACTTCCAACGTTTGAAGGCAATACCACTATTACTATGGTGGCATCTGGAGACCAAGGTAGTGCGTTACAGCTTTTTTCAACAGACGACAACCAAGAAGCTTCATTGCAAGTAGGCGAAACCGGGACTATGTCAATTGGTGATGCTGGCAAGCTTTGGTTTGAGGCTCGTATCAAAAAGTCATCAGTGTCAGTAACATCTTGTTTCGTTGGGCTTGCTCAAGCTGGAGCAGGCGTTGCTGATTTCATTAATGATGCAAATGCTGATTTTGCAGACGTATCGCTTATTGGTTTTAACGTCTTTGAAGCTGATCCAGATGCGTTTGATTTTACATATCAAAACTCTGGTCAAGCTTTTAATACACTAATTGGTGATGCTAAAGTTGTTACTGCAGATACTTATACAAAACTTGGTTTTGTATACGATCCCAGTGCAATTGATGCAGAAAAAATTAAGGTTTATGTAGACGGCGTTGAGCAATCTACATATGTAACTCAAGCACTTATGGATGCAGCAGCATTTCCCAAGGGTGATTCGATTTGTCCTCTAATCGCTATTAAAGCGTTTAGTAACACTGACGGATCAGTCACTCTTGACTGGTGGCGTGCGGCTTACTTGAAGTAAGTTAAGAAGAATCTCTTCTCCCCAGCAGCCAGTGGGTGTTTCTTAGGAAGCACCCGCTGGTTCATTATTTACGCTTTGTCTTTTTCTTTTTCTTACTAGACCAAGAAACAGAGGAAGGGCCTTTCTTTGCAGAAGTCCCTTTCTTAGTACACATGGCTTTGGTTGGACGGCAAGCAGGGTAGGGTCGTTTAGAACCACCTTTGGCAGATTTCCTGCCGCAGGGCTTGCCGGTTTTACAATCGACCCACCCCTTGCCTTTGTTGCGACTAAACCAACCGTGAAGCCCTTTTTTCTTTTCAGCAGAAAAACTAGCTTTACGTTTCTTAGCCATTACTTTTTACTTGCTTTCTTCATTGCCATGAACTTCTTGTTCACCTTTCGGGTTGGCTTTTTCTTTTGGGGTGCTTTCTTCATTTTCTTTGATTTGCCGCGCATTGCTAATACCTTTCCGGCGATTGTGTACATACTCCAAGAACTCCGCCGTACAGTTCTTGTAGTAACCTTGTTTCTCTAAAGACTCACTAGCCTTGTTTACTTTAGATAGTCTTTGAATAAATATCATTGAGTATGGCTCATCAACTAGGTATTCCCAGTTAGTTGCCTCCTCTTCTGG